GATTTATCGAATTGTAGCATATTTGTATAAAGTATAGGTTAGGGGTCACGCCTAAACGTAACCCCTTTCCTAATTGGTTTATTATCCTAAAGTGATGCCACTTAAAGCATCAGCTAAGCTACCTGAAACTTCAGAAGCTGGAGTTGGTTCTTGACCTGTGAAGGTTAAGTTATAGCCATTCAAATCACCGAATGCTGTTCCAGTAGCACCTGTGCCACTTAACAATTGCATTCCTCTGTCTTCACCTAACAACCAGTAACGACCTACGCCGTCAACTGAACCATTGTTAGTTTCAACAATAACTTTTAGATTTGGATTTTGTGCTAATACCTTAACTTGATTACGGGTAGAAGACTGTAACTTGAAGAATACTGCGTTAACAGTTTGCTCATAGAATACAGTTCCGTTTTCAGGAGTTGCCGTAATAGCCTCTGAATAATCAGAAGTTTGACGGAACAACTCGAATTTATAAAATTCACCTGAACCAGTAATACCTGAAATTAACCCTTCACTTGCGTCTGTAACGCTGGTAATAGAACCAGATAAGATGTATAAATTAGTAATACCACCAACTGAATCGCGGCATCCTAAAGTAAATCCTGATGTAATATCACATGTACTCATTTTATTCTGGTTTTTAGATATTGGGGGAGACAAGCTCCCCCGTTATCATTGGGTTAATATTAATTAGGCAAGATCATTAGATGCCCAGAATTCCGGATACGCAACTTGAACTCCAAGTTTAGTAGAAATACGGTGCTTCAACTGATCAGTGTTGATATCATACCACAATTGGAATTCAGAGAAATCGCTCATCAAGTCAGTACCAGCAACGATTTGCTTAGCAGGACCTACTACGATTCTTTCTGAACCTTGAAGACCAACTGTACCTACAACTTTAACGTTTTGGAATGGGTAAACCATTTCCAAGATACCGCCTCTGTTAGAGATAGAATTTGGATCAAAGTAGTAAGAGTTAGATGTACGGATACCAGAAACAAACTTACGGAAGTTAGTTACAGACATGAACATAGTCAAGTCATCACGATCTGCTACATCAGAAGGAATAGCTTCGATCAAAGTATCCAACTGAGCCAATGCAGTTGATACAGTCAATGCTGTTTGAGCAGCAGGAACTACAACACCTGTAGTTGAACCAGAGATGATTACTTTAAGACCATCAGATGAACAACCTGCAGGATCAGAACCTGAAACGGCTCCCCAAAGGAATTGGTCATTTGATTTCTGGAATTGGTTAACTAACAATTCAGAGTAGTTAGTTGCCAATGCAAATGTTTCGTTGTACGAACCTCTTTCAAGAGCAGCAATGCCCAAGTAAGTGCGGTCCATATCTTTCAAACAGATGCCATCGAATGAAGTACGAGGACATACTGTGATGTTGCGTTGTGAGAAGTCTAATGAACCAGAAGGTGTGCTAACACAAGTACCGTTTTGAAGTACGAGGTCAACCTCCATAAGGTTAATAGGCTCTTGGAATTTTACTCCCTCACGGATGGTTACGTACTCCATAGTAGAGCCACCGTATACCATTTTTGCGATTAATTCGCCTGCTACTTCGTTATTGAAGTCATTCAGGGCGGTTACGTCTAATGCCATGATAAATTATTTTTTACGATTTTTAAGTTGTGCCATTGCGGCTTTGATTTTGTCTGCGTTTTTAGCAGTATCTAAGTTGAATGTTGAAAACTTAGCTTTAGGAGCTGGTGTAGAAGACATTTTAGTAGACTCAGCTGCTGGAGCATCCAACACACTTGCTACTTTTTCTTCTAATTCAGCCATTTTGCTTTTCATTTTCCCCATTTCTTCTTTTAGAGCGTCAACAATTTCAGTTACTACCTCTTCGATTGATACAGATGGTTCTTCTTCCATCTTTTCTTCTGCAATCGCTTCTGCAATTTCTTCTACTGCCTCAACTACTTCCTCGGTTGCCATTTCAACTTCCGCTAAAGCTTTTTCGCCGTCAGCACCCATAATCTCCTCGACAACGCTGTCTTTGGTTACAATTTTGGTACCATCTTCTAATTCGTGAGTTCCATCTGGAGCATCCATTTCCTGCCCTTCAGCAGTTACAACAGATACTTTATCTCCAACTTGGATTGAATCACCTGGGAATTTAACAGTAAATGCACCGTTAATATCTTTTAGTTCACCGAATTTTTCAGGGGCTACTTCTGCTTCAACTAAGTTGAAGTGTGACTTTACGAGTTCTTTTAATTCTGAACTTGTCATAAGTTTTTGAAGTTTGTTGGGTTAATATAATTAACAATACAGCACCCTAATG